CCGGACGGTTAACAGCCGTCTGCTCTACCACTGAGCTACTGAGGATTATTCTATCGTTTGAAATCCTCTATCATCCAAAGAATAAACCACACGCTTAATGCCAAAGTCTGTAATAGCACCCATGCACCCAGCACATGGTGCAGAAAGTCCTGATATAAATCCACGTTTTCTATCCCTCTTTTTCATTCTACTAATATATAGTGTGGCTTTAGATAATTCATCTACTGAAACTCTTTTGAGGCTGTTTTTAATTGCATCAATCTCAGCATGAATATGAATATTATGTTCTGTCGTGCCATATTTGGCCTGTAGTGGATGGGTCTTATAAGAGTTTCGACCCAATCCAACTACACTATTGCCAATTACTACCGCAGATGCTATTCTGGCATTACTGACAGGCATAACATCTTGAGCAACTTTAGAAACTAGATCAATGAACTTCTGATCCTTCTTCTCTTGCACGGCTTAGATCGCCTCTCCAATTTTTACCACGATACTTCTTTTGGTTATATCGTGAGGCCAACTCATCGCTGAGTTCCTGAAGTTTTTTAAGGCAAACATCATTTGCCCACCGTTGAAGCTCGGCATTGTCATGCTCAAGCTTACGAACACGACTCTCGGCCTGTTCGAGTTTGTAGGAAAGATGAGCGATCCTACGTTTCGCCTCGTCAACATATGACTCTTTATTTGATTCTGTCATCACGACTCCTCAAAGTTTTTAATTGAATCCAATGTTTTTGATTTAAATGATTTCTCATCTATTTTCAAAAACGGCTCGTACTTCTTTATTAAAAGACTAATCTTGGGCCAGATAAAAGTTTCACTAATCTTTACGTCAAACCTTTCTCTGTATTTTAAAATCTTTTCTAGGATCACAAGTGTTTCCAGATTGATCTTTTTACCAAGATACGCTTTCAATAGTTTAGGATGATTACCATCCTTAACTCTAAAAAGTATATCAAAATTATTAGTCAAAGTCAATAGTTTTTCAATATCATTTTTATAAAAATATTCTAAACTTTGATTAACTTTTTTATGTTCCATCCAATTCTTTTGGTCAAAATCTCCAATCCATTCTTTGCCACGAATAAAGTTGGCAAGATAGTAATCTATGATTTGAGGATCAGATAATTTGTTTGACAATTTAACAAACTTAAATTTATCTTTTCGTTTGTCAAAAGATTCTACTGAAGCTGACGTTTTTCCGCCATACTTAAAATAATCATACTTACCACCAAAATGAAGTTTTAAAGCCAAGTATGATTGATATGTCTCTAGGGGTGTCATTAAACTCAAAATAATGAACTCGTTTTCGGTAGATAATTTAATTGTTCTGCATCATATTGTATCTTATCACGCATAGATTTGTCAATCCATCGTGTAATGGTATGTGCCTCTAAACCATTTTGCTCACAATAATACATTATAGCTTCAAGATGAGTCAGTCTTTTAGTTCTTACTAACTCCTCTATAATAATAGAAAACTTTTTTGGTGTAATTTTTTTAGTCATAATTTAAAAGGGAACACGCCTATCTATGGTTCAGCGGTTCGTCATGTGTGGCGTTCTCGGCATAGACCACTTTGATTACTGTTCATATATTTTAAGATGGGCCCTTTGGATATCAAGGCGGTGCCCATGCCCCGTCAAAAATTAAGCCGCTAAGGCATATTCTTGAAAGTAAACGTCATCATTGGCGTTTATAGTTATGTATCAAAAACCTCTTGTAAACTTTCATTCGCTCCGTCGAAACTAGTTCACCCCCATTACTTTTTAATTCGTTCTGGTGGTACTTTGCCCCAACCTACTCCTCTATTCCATTCTTGTTCAGTATAATACCAGTCATGTGGAAACTGGCGATTACCATGAACATCATAGCCTAAAAATGATTTGGTGGAGGTGGGCGGTACTGCCCCGCCGTCCGCAACGTCTACTCCTTTACCGTCTACAGTTTTATCCACGATTTATTTATTGTCCTGGATTTGTTGCAAATGCTACATTAATGGACAGTCCAGCTCGGATATCACCCTGATCCCATTCACTATCGAAAGGAATTACCATATTAGGTTTGACGGAAATAGCGTCATTTATATGAAAGTTATATCCTAAAGAAAACTCTGATCCATTATAAGCAATAGAACTTACATCATAGAAAAGAGTTGTTGCTGCGTCAACACTTGACAATTTATATTCAAATCCAACTTCTGCATCCATTGCAGAACTAGAAAGATTCCAGTCTGCTGAAGGTAGAACTTTCAATCCACCAACGAAAAATGAAGTATCTAACGAAAAGATAACGTCGTTGTGCATATGCATACCAGATTTAATTTCAAACTCATTGCCATCTAGACCAGCGGAAAAGGTGGTTTCATAAGAAATACCAAAATCTAAAGTATCGCTTGTGATTGCTGAAAGGCCGCCCCAACCGATACGAGTTTCATTTAAACCCCAGTCACCATATTGATTATGACTCAATTTGAACTGGTCAACACTCAAAGAAAAATCATGATAATAGTTAATGTCTGTTTCAGTACTTGCAGTCAAAAATGCTTGTGAGGCAAGTGGAAAAGCACATAAAAGTGCTAGTAATGCTTTTTTCATAACATCTCCTATTTGTTGTAAAAAGACAACAACTGTTGTAAAGTTGTCTTAGTTATTTATCTAACTAAAAATCCAAGCCGAGGAGGATCTAAAAGTTTATCTGCATCTTCATAAGATTCTATCCATTTATATCCAGAAATATTTTTTTCTTCTCCAAGAAATACAGGAATTATTTCATCGTATTTTGGATCTGGACTGGTTCTTAAATGAACTTCTATAATATTTCCACCAATTGTTTCAACATTAATTATTCCAACATCAGAAAGTTCGCAAAAGAAATGAGGTAATTGAAATTCAATCTCTCGTTTAATCCACATATCGAATCTTTGGCAGTCTCTTTTTATTCCCTCATAACAGCTTACAACATTCCAAAAAGGAGGTCCTGCATAAGACCACTCTAAGTCTATAGATAAATGTTCTCCTTCAAATTCTTCACACCAAAAATAACCAGGACGGACATCAACATCATGAGGCATTAACCATTTTCTTTTTGTTCCTATTCCCATTCCAGACAAATTATAAATTGGTCTGTGAATATACCAACCTTCTTTAGGAACTTTAACACCAGATGGTCCACAAACATATCCCAGTTTTTCAGATAACCATAATTTATTAAACCATTTGTGATGATGTTTATATTTTAACCAAGCATCATCATCATTCATCTATGCAATTCCTACCTTGTAGACAAAATTATCGTACCATTCGTTCATTATTGTTTGTAGTTTGTCCAAATAATCAACTGTTTTCTTTTCAAAAATATTAACTTCACCGTCTTCTGCAACCATCATTACAACGACTTTATCAATACCAACTTTCATATGTTCTTCATACATAGAAGCATAAGCAGAACATTGAACAAAATAATCCTCAATCCATTCTTCTTTTTTCATCCTTGTTGTTGTTTTAAAATCAACAACAGCCAGTTCTGAATCATATACACCAATTAAATCACAGCGGCCTGCAACACCAAATCTCTCAGAATACATTGGTTGTTCTTGTAAGAGAACTTTATTGACTTTACTATCTAGATAGGGTTGCATTTCTTTAAACATACAATAAGCAAGAAAATTTTTCTTCTTATGATGTTCTTCTAGTTTAGTATCAAAATTTTCAATACCATCTAGATAATCTTCACAAATATGATGAAAGGCAGTGCCTCTTGATGCAGCACGACGACTGATTAAGTTAGCTTGTGCTTCACCAACTCGATCTTTCCATTCCTGAAGGGAATGTGTCTTACCTGGTTGTTGTCCGATCACCGTAGTAATCGAAGGATATTTCTCACCATTTGGTGTAGTATAGAACCTACAACCGTTAATAGTTTCACTTTTGAGTTCTGGCCACTCGTAAGGCACTGCGTTTTGTGTTTTCATAACTTATAATTATAACCGAAGTTACAGAATAAGTCAACCCATTTCCCGAACGCCCATATTAGTTTTTGCAATAAGATAAGAACGAACCAAACCAGAACGAATAATATCTCCAATACCAAACTCAACTACACTGAACTCTTTCATGTCCTCAAGAATATTGGCAAACTGACGATATCCATCTCTGTCACCATTGTTCTTTTTGAGGTCTGTCTGAGCATCATCGCCGCAAAACATGACTTTAGAATCCTGTCCTGTTCGTGTAATGATTGTGTCTAATTCGTGAAAAAGCATATTTTGTGCTTCATCGACAATAATAATAGACCGATCAAAAGTCTGACCTCTAAGAAAAGAGGTAGAATAAAATTCTAAGCTACCCTGACCGATAAGTTTATCGTAGAGCATAGAAAATTCTTGTTCGTTTGGCATCTGAAATAGATATCGAACAAGAATTCGATAAGGATCTTGATACAGATTGGCTTTCTCATCCAAAGTTCCGGGAAGAAATCCAATGTCTCTGGAAGGTAATAAACTTCTAATCAGTACAACCTTCTCATAAGGTGTATCTTTAGACAAAACTTCTTTTAGTGCTAGATGTAGAAGTATGAACGTTTTACCTGTACCCGCAGCACCTGATAGAAAAAGATTTTGTCCTTTACTGTATTCCTCAAACGCTGTATTCTGTGAAGGACCTACAGGTTCTATTGTTAAAAGATTATTGTGATTGATGTACATTTTTTTGTGCCTACTCAAGCCAAGACTCCTTTGTTAATGGTTACCTGACTATTTATGATATTAAACGTCAATAGTACTTCGTGGATTATTGTCTCGGATTCGTCTAAGAACATCTTTCCACCCATCACTTGTTGCGTGGCCACCACCATGACCAGAAGTATCACGACCAGAAATAATAGAATTTGGATTGGGTACAAAGATATGTATCCATCCCTGTGTCTTCAATACTTCCATCTCCGCAATTGAACAACTAATATCCTCTGGTTCACTTGTTTCTGGATTTACCATTCGATATCGTGGCATATTATAGTCCTCTTTATGATATATTTATTTGTAACTCTTGGTCGGAGATGCAGGATTTGAACCTGCGACCCCTCGCTCCCAAAGCGAGTACACTACCAGACTGTGCTAATCTCCGAATTTTACACATTACATCATTTTCCACGAACCATCTGGCTGACGACAGGCAGTTCCATAACTCTGTTGTTGTTCTCCACCAACAATAATCGTCTGCTGATATTCTCGACAATACTGTCCCGCAGAAGTCTGCCATGTTTGTGTAGCTACCACCGTTCCTGAATGACCTGTATTGGGGTTGTTCCAAGATGATGCTGTATTATCTGGTAAGGTCTCTAAGGCATCATATGTAGTATTGCCATGTAATTGTCGATCACGTTCGTCAAGAGATGCTCCAATTTGACTACCAATAAGTCCTCCAGCAAGCGCTCCAATTACAAGAGCTAGTCCTCTATCCTTATGCCCCTTTGATGCATTGTGTGCAACAACTGTTCCTATAGCAACACCCGCAATTTGTCCCTGTTGCTCATTACTCATATTAGCACAGCCAGTTACCATTGTTGTCGCTACAACTGTTGCAATTACTACCTTATTCACTTTCTTTCTCCTTGGTTTTAGTCACTTTCATATTGGCAAGTCCTTTTCCAGACTCTGCTAAATCGTTTGCTTTATTCAATTTAACTAGACCGCTTAAATATAAGTGCCTTGCCACGCCCTTTAATTTTTCTTTATTTGCATTTTCTAGTCTATGATTTTCCGAACGAATCTTATCGTTCATACGACTGACTAATGTAATATCTACCTTTCTACCTGATTGCATTTTAATCCTCTCTATAAAAAATATGATTACCTATTTTTGCGGTAATCGTCATACTATCTGCCCAATATGGAGTTACACTTGTATTGTGATAGTGTGTTGCTCCATTTGTGATGTCTTTTTCTTCGATTGCTGTAACTGCATAATAAACAGATTTAATCCAAGCTTCACGAGTCACTGTATTTAAAATATTAATTCTATCACTTTTTCCATCATGAGTCCAACTAAACTGTTTTTCTTGCCAGACCACATCACAAATAGACATTGGCCACTTGTTACTTTTTACTCTATTTAAAACAACTTGAGCAACTGCAACTTGACCTATATCTGGCTCTCCTCTACTCTCAAAGTAAATATTTTGAGCAGCACAATATATTTCATCCCGACTCGATTGAATATCAAGCATAGGAGACAATACTGTCATAACAGCCATAACAATGCTTACTGAAGGTTCCATTATAACTTTGTATACTCCTCACTTGGTTTATAGTCACTTCTTACATCATCCGTTATTTCAAACGTGTCTACACCAACGTGTTCAAGACCCAAATGATATATGAACAAAATCATTTGACGTTCTTCTAATTTTAACTGAGTTAAAATTTTACCAGTGATATGGCTCCAACTTCGTAGTGATGTTGCGTAACTGTTTTGCTCACCCTTAAACCATTCTCGTTTTGGTTTCTTTACTCCCAAACTGTCCGCAAGTAAAGTAACTTGCCAGTCTGCCCAATTACCCACT